AGATATTCTCATTGAATTAGAACGATCCAAGGCTAATGAAATAGCTGAAATAAAAAAACAAGCGAGGCAGCAAGAAACGGCTGAAAATTTAGCTATTGCTCAAGTATCTCTCGCCGCTGCCAGTAACCTTGCTAACTCTCTAGGTGAATTATCTAATGTACGCACTCAGAATGATCTAAAAGACGCTAGGAGGCGCTCAGAGGCCGAGTTCAAGGCTGCTGAAGATGCGGGCGCTAGTGAGGCTAAACTCAAATCAATTAGGGAAAATGCGATTGCTCAACAGGAGTCAATCAGGCGAAAAGGGTTTGAAAAACAAAAGAAATTTTCTCTTGCATCGGCTGTGTTGAATACAGCTCAAGCGGCGACCAGTGGATATGCGACACAACCATTTGTACCATTAGGTCTTATTGCGGGTACCTCTGCTCTTGCTGCCGGCGCTGTTCAAATCGCAGCGATAAACGCACAAAAATTCGCCCAGGGCGGTGTAGTTGAGGGCCCAAGATCTGGTGATTCAGTACCAATTTTAGCGAATGGTGGCGAAAGGGTTCTCACGGCTAGGCAAAACAGAGAATTTGAGCGTGTTCTGGCAGGCGGTGGAGGTGGAAACACAATTACCTTTCAGGCCCCAGTGATTAATGTACAAAACGGCGATCCTGTTAAAATTGCCTCAATGGTTCAAGAAACCATGCAAGAGCAAATACAAAGTTTTTCCGAATTACAGCGTGATTCTGAGGTTCATGAGCTAATATGATCTGGGATGGTCGATCAGTTCTAGTGCTTTGGAAATATAAGCCGCAGACTAAATTATCTCTTAAATGGGCTCAACGGGCCGATTCAAACTGGCGAGGCTGTGATAGGTCCGCTGATGAGGATATTTACAGCGCAGACGTGACTTTTCGAGGGCCGATTGATGAATTAACCGATTTAGAGCTAGTTTTGGCTCAAAGGCGAGCGAATTTTATCATAAATTGTAACTCTGGTGAAGAAATATTCGGGGCCGATGTGGACCACACTGGCGACGTTAAGGTGATTGTCACTGGTTACGGTAAAATAAGGCACGTTTCATTTAAAGTTTACGAGATGAGCTTAAGCTTGAGAATGGTTGACCCCAGTTTTATTAACGTGGTCACCTCGCTTGATACCTTAAGAACTTTGGGTCATGTAGATACAAGAGAAACGGTTTTTGAAATGAATAAATTATTCACTTATGATCAGGATATCTATATTCAGGATCATCTCGCTCAAGACGGTACTGAAGCCGGTACCTACCAGGCTAGGTTCAATCAAGACCGTGACGAAATGGCCGCAATTCGCCGTTACCTATCAACTACAGCAAGAGCGAATAAAATACCTTTCCCAAGCTTCGGAAATATTTTATATCCATTTGGTACGAGAGCCGGTTTAGGCCCCTTCAATTGTCGAGTTATTCGATGGGATGATTTGGGTCGACAGGGCTTTTGTGATTGGAATTTAAGTATCACGTTTGCAAGAGATCTTGCTTACTGGAATGAATAATAAAATTGAGGTTTAAAAATGTCGAATCGTACCAAATCATCACCAAAGCCACAAACTTTTGCTCTAGATGATACTTTAGAAAGAACAATCGTAGACCCTACCACGAACAAAGAGGATTACCCAAGGGCGTTTATACCTGACGTTGATGGTGTTTTGGGTGTGGTTGCTTTAGATGACACGCCGCAAACAATACCTGTAAAAGGTGGGGCAATTTACGCCATCACAGTGAAAAAGTACACCATTATAGGCACATCAGGCGTAACTAGTGTAACGGGACTAGCTTAGTGATATACACTGTTTTAATTTCTAGGAACCTATCTTCTGTTGAAGGCGTACCCAATGGTAAACTTGTGGGAAGAGTTGTTCAGATATGCAGTGGTGACTGCTGTGGTGATTGGGATCTTGCTGATAAAATGAAAGAAATTTTTTATTGGAAAGATGTAGACATTACAACCGAACAACATGAAGAAATAGAAAAATATTTAAACTCTCCAATCAAAGATGAGCAAGACGTTGTACTTACACCTAGAACAAATGTAGATCTAAATTGTTTTTCTTCAGGTGAATTAGAAGCCCTTTCAGAACGTGGACCCGTTGATCCTGGCCTTGGTGGTCAGTTAACTTTTTCCAATTTTATTTTCACTGAGGTTTAAATGTCCACTATCTATGATGTACCTAGTGTTTATGCAACCTTAGGGGCTGCTATAGCCGCTATCCCTCCCAATTTGTCCGGACAAGGGGTACATGAGGTTGTTATGGAAGCGGGTAGCTATAACGAAATAGTCAATATTGATGGGTTTGCGAACGAGTCGGCAGACGATCATATTATCGTGAGAGCCGCAAGTGGTGCCGAGTCCGCTGGTATTATGGATGGTGGAGTTATAGTGATTAACAATTTATTTAATGGAGATGGGTTTAAGATAACTTCTGATTATTGCCAGATAAGAGATATTCAACTTACATATACTGCTACCGTACAGAGAGGGTTTAGGATAGACGCTAATGCGAACAACACTCTTTTCTTAAGATGTAGATCTAAAGGATTATTTAACTCAAAAGGTGCTTTTGTGTTTACAGGACATGGTCGAGCTATAAATTGCATTGCAAACGCCCCTAATGGAAACGGATTCCAAGGATTCAATGCTAATAATACTTTTTATGCTTATAATTGTATTGCGTATGGTTGCGATGATAATGGGTTTACACATGATGCTTTTACGACTCTTATATGCAATAATTGCGTGGCTATTAATACTGTTTTCAATGATTTTAATGGTGTAGTTACAGGAAGTAATAACTGTTCGACAGATGCCACCGCTCCGGGTGCAGGCTCTCTTATAAACCAAACGCTAGCGAGCATGAATTTTGTAAATGACGGAGTGGATTTTCATATAGATTCAAGCTCTGTCCTGTGGAATGTTGGTTTAGATTTATCAGCTTTTTTCACTGAGGACGTGGATCAGAACCCTATGGGCGATATCTTCCCAATGGGAATTCATCAACCAGAACCCTTTCCCCCTCCTTCAGCGGGTGGCGTTGGCGGCGGATCTATTCATACAGGTATTTTCATAGGGATATGATAAATGTTGAAAGCTCTGATCATAAATGACCAAAAGGATTATCATACTGTATTAAAGCACAAATTTAAAAACAAAATAAGCTTTGACTCTGCCTATGATGGCGTACAAGGATTGAAGCTTTTAGAAAATGATTATGAACTAATATTTCTTGACCTCCAAATGCCGATACTAGACGGTTTTGGGGTTCTCGAAAGAATGACTGATGAGCAAAAGGAAAAAACTGTCGTGATGTCGTATTTATTAGACCCAGGGGCAGAGGTTGGGACAAAGCAGCGGGGCTGCAAGCACTTTTTGGATGGTGGAGCGGATAAAGTTGAGATCGAGCGAGTATTATTTGAAATGGGAGTGCTAGAGGTAAATGAATGAAAGAAATAACAATAAGCCCTTTGACCGTGGCGCTCATTTTATTTGCTTTGACCGTTTTTCAAAAAGCTTTTTCTTGGGGTTGGAATTATTTATTCAACAAGAACACACTAAATCATACAAACTTAATCAAAGCTTTAAATCTAAAAGTTGACAAAAAAGATATGGTCGATTTTAAAACCAGAATAGGAGATGAGGTTCAAGGCGTTAAAAACGATGTAAAAGAGATACAAGAAAATTTAACTGTTGGTGATAAAAGGTTCACTAGAATAAATAACTGTTTAATTTACTTGATCCAAAAAGACGGGACTGACCCTTACAAAATACCGGGATTAATGGAATGACTAATCAAAAGAAAATCGGACACAGAGAAGCGTTTACCTATATCTGGTCGCTTTTTACTCTTTTACTGAAAAATTGGAGCGTTGTCGTGTCTGTTGGGGGTACTTTCTTATTTTTCGGTTCTACTATTACAACTTTAGTTATCATACCTATAGGCCAAAAAACTATTTTACCAATAATTAGAGGCCCGGTCAAAGAGATTGTGATTAACCAAGGTAAGCCGATTGTGAAAAAAATTGATTCAGTTCATTTCGAGAAACTAGACTTTTTACAAAGCCAGATAGATTCTTTAAAAATTGAGGTCCGTAAATGAGTACTAGAATTGGTGGCGATCCTTTAATACTTCCCCCAGGAAACTTTAACTATTTAAAACTGACGAGGATAAATAGCGGGCAAATATCTATAGGGGTCGGAGAATGTAGAGATAGCACTGATTCTGTCAATGTTATAAATCCCAGCCCTCTAACGGTAGATATTTCCACTTCAGGAGCAGGGGGCTTAGATACAGGATCAGAAGCAGCAAACACGCTTTACACATGTTATATTATTTCTGGTTCTTCTGGGGTCGCAGGCATACTATCAACAAACCAAACAACCCCTACATTGCCGGCAGGCTACCAGTATTTTAGAAGAGTGGGAGCTGTAAGAAATAACAGTAGTAGTAATATATTAAACTTTACGCAAGAAGGTAACGCTAACAATAGGCGCATGGTTTATTTGACTAACGAAACTACATTACGAGTGCTAACAAATGGGTCAGCAACGTCTTATACTGCTGTAAGCCTGTCAGCGTTTATGCCTGTTACTTCCACAGCTCCGATATTAGCTTTTAATTATGAAGCAGACGATAAAAATGATTTTGCAACATTACGGCCAACAGGATCTTCTCTTACGGATCTTGGATTTAAAATACACCTGCAAGGAGATAAAAATAGAGAAGGGTATGGGGTCATAGAGCCGATAACAAATGCAGCTCAAAGTTTAGATTATCAAGTTGAGGATAATGATGATGAATTAGATTTATCAGTAATAGGGTATCATGACAATCTCTAACTTAGAAGAGCTTGATTGTGTTACATGCGGTATTTGCTGCACTGACAAGACTGATATTAATTTAAGAGTCTACGCAACTAATGATGAGTGGGGCAAGATACCTGATGTATATAAATCTAAATTTGAATGGCAAAAAAACCACATGGGATTTAAACCTTGTAATGGTGGATTTTGTTGTAAGGCTCTTAGCGGAGTTATAGGCGAAAGTGTTAAGTGTGAAATTTATTCGACTAGACCAGACAAATGTAAGCAATTTGAAAAAGGTTCTGCTCGATGTTTAGAAATGAGAGAAAATAACATGGTGGGGTTTTTATGATGAATGGAGTAATTGAAACTGCGACTGGGGTTCTTTTAAGAAAAGGGTTTTGTGATTTTACTAATGATGGATCGTTCGATTCAGCTAATGAAACCGAAAGAGTTGATGTTACTTACACGGCAGCTTGCAAAAAAAATGACGATACTGCCGACCATGAAAAATGGAACGGAGTGTCTTGGGAAACTGTTGTAGAAACGGCACCTGAAAAACTTGTCGGATACAAGAAGAAGAGAAAGAAAAAAATTGATGTTAAAACAAGTAAGTTAATTTCCAATGGTTTTACGCATAATGGAAAAAAATTCTCTCTTTCTCCAGAGGCCCAAATAAATGGTACTGGGGCTAAATCCGCTAGTTCTGAGGTGGGTGCTATTAATTATCCGCTTACAATAACTCAAGATGACGATTATGGGTACGATGTAAATAGTACGTCAGAACTAAACGCTTACCATTTAGACGGGCTAGGCACTAAAAAATCCCATTTAGATACTGGCAGAGATATAAAGATTCAAGTTAATGATGCTGTCGATGAAGCTGCAGTGGACGCAATAACTGACGACAGGTAAAAAGGTTTAATTATGAGTGTTATCAAGAGAAGCGGATCAAATGTCGCCGTAAGCCTGGAGCTACAAAACAATCAAAAGGTTGGTATTACTTCGGGTTTATCAACGGCTCAAGTGTCTATCAGGAAAGTATCGAACAATAGATATTTAGATAATGGCCCCGGGACTTTCACTTCTGTTGGTGAGCTTTTTGTGAATTTAGTGCATATCGCCGACGGTCTTTGGCGTTTCACATCTAACGGTGGGGCCGACCTTACAGAGGAAACTTACGAGATCCATAAGGTGATTGTAGGCAATCAGGCGGTAAATACAAACTCTAGAGAGGACGGAACAATACCAGCCTTTATTGATTCGTCCACCATTATATCTACAATATTAGCGGATTTAGAGTCAGCTCACGGATCCGGGTCTTGGCAAAGTGCCACTGGTTTTGGTGACGCCACTGAATCTAAACAAGATACTATCATCGCAAATCAAGCGACCTCTAGTACTAAATTGGATGATATTAAAGGTAAAACGGATAATTTACCCGAAACACTTCAGAAAAATACAGCTTTCCCTAATCTTACTTTTGGCCTTGTTTTAGAGTCTGACGATGTGTCACCGGCTTTATTGAAAACACCTCTTTGCGAAAGGTCGATTGACGGCGGGGCTTATGTGTCTATGACTAATACGCCGGCGACCGAGATAAGCGATGGTGATTACAAAATCGATTTATCCGCTGCCGACACGAATGGAAAGTCTATTGCTTATAAATTCAGCGCCCCAGGTGCTAGGACTAAGAAAATACGATTCATAATGGCGGATTAAATGGCTGAAATAGAACCGTCAGGTTTAAAAGCCAACCCAAACGAGTATTATGACCGCCAGATAGTCGAGTCGATGATCTCTGGCGACCTTCCGCCGGTATCAACCTCACACGTAATAAATTACGCAATTGAAATTGACATATCTGACAATACCGATATTCCCGACGAACCAGTAATTGGTTTATTTAACGATGCTTTGCTTAATGGCGGGGCCGGTGGTTCTGCTTTTCGTATAATAACAGGTCGGCCTAATTACGATGGGTCTACGGTGGTCCCTACCGGCGAACTAAGCACAGCTAATGCAATCAAGTGGGGCGAGGGTGTTATCTCTTCTAGAGGCTCTCTAGGTAGCCCAGTGAGGATTATAAACGTACTTACCTCGGGTGACTATGGCTCTTTGTCTGGTGTAAATTTCTCACTGGACAACATAAAGATTGAATCCGGTACTTTCGAGGGGCAACCGCTTTTTGATATAATTGACGATGAAAAATTCTTTATGTTAAACCGTACTATTCGTTATTATGTGGTGATAGACAATGTTTTTTATAATGTTTGGACGGGAATAGTTCAAAAATATTCTTATAATGAAACTAAAATCGACCTTATTTGTCAGGATAACTTCCAAAATGCTCATAAGGTTTTACCGCCTCAAACAGCAAACGAAACCTCTTTTTCAGGCATATTAAAAAAAACAATCGGAAAGCCAATTCCAGTTACTTTTGGTTATCAAAACAACGCTAAACTTTTAAATATCCAAGTTACTAGCGAGCCTTTAGTCATTGCGAGAACTAACGGTCAAGACCGCATGATCGCTCAGGTAAGTGCTTACGATACAACAGAGGATGGAAGCGGTAATATAACCGAAGTACTAGTACAAATAAACGTGGGCAAGCTTAAAAACGAAGAGTCTATTTTCTTAGGTAAGTTTTTGAAATTTGTTTTAGCGGGGGCTAGTGAAGAGGCTTTTAAAATAACAAGAATCCAAGGTGTGACAACCTTTCCAAGTGGTGAGCGGCATGTAACTTTAGAAATTGACGCTAAAACAGATGAATCTACAATAACACCGGTGCCCCCAAACGCAGCGGGAGCAGAATTAGGGACGTGGGTAGAGGTTTTTGATTTTGAAAATTCTTACATAGTGTCAAATGAAAAAATAACAGATTTTCCAAATGATAATTTTGGAGACACAAAACAGCTTTCTTATTTTGATAAAGATCAATTTGATTATGTGGATGTGTCTGAGATAATAGGAAAATCTAGCGAAGATGATATTAATTCTTATGGGTTCCCAGGAATAACGGCGTTTACCGATGTTACCGGAAACGATGGGTCTTTTGTAAAACTATTTCCTTTTACACCTAAAAGAGCTTACAGAATACGCGCTTTAGATTTTACCAAACCAGGATCTTTAGTCTCTGATGATTTCCCGCCGATAAATGAGGACGTACCAAACGTAATAGACAAAGACCCACTTACCGGTAATTCTGCCGTTTTTCAACAAATAGCACCAGGACAAAATAGTCGATTTAGTTGTAATATATTGTTTGATTTACCGGATGAAATGTTAAATGCGAATTATGATAAATTTTATGTGTTAGGAAATTGGACCGTTCAATCTGAGTCCGCCTCTGTTGAAGAGGTGGATCAGGAAATAGGAATTGCGTTCTATGACTTGAATGGGCGACTTTTGATAAGGTATAAAGATGAGATCATATCAAGAAATATCGCAATGTCTACCGGTAACTTTACGGCTTCGGAAATAAAATCATTTGATTTAATACCTCCTATATATTACGGTGATAGCGAAAACAACCCTTTACTATTTGGAATAAAAAAAGAACAGTTAAATATATCCGATGTTTATGACTCAAAAGTCGCATTTCGAGCGGTACCCACGTTAGAGGTTACTTTTGGGAGTGGCCACGAATTGACGGGTCCAGGTAACAACATAACTATTACTGTAAATGAGGTTTGTTTCGCCGGTGAAAAAGAAATTAACATTATAAACGATGATATTTTTATCAAGACAATCGGCGAGCGTACGGATATAAGCGATGAGCCGACCACAAACCTATATAATATTTTTCTCAAGATATTAGAGTCATACGATGGCTTAACTGATGGGGATGATTTCGACTTAACCGGTATTGATTCGAGAAAAAACTGGGGCGCGGGTAGGCAGATAACAGAGAGAGCCAAAAGTTTTAATTATTTAAAAGAAATGGCTCAACAATCATTTGTGGGAATTTTCCCAGGCAGAAGCGGGAAAAGAAAATTAAAAGCATTTAGAGATTTTACTGATCCCGTGGCTGAATTTTCCGATACAAGCGGAAACATAGTTCAAGGCACAATCAGCCCTATAATTCTATCAGATATCAATCAAGTATATAATGAATTTGAAATAAATTATGAATGGAATGAGCCCGCTAAAAGGTTTGAAAAATCAGTTTTTATCAAGAAAGTAGATGAAGATAGTTTCCCAGAAAGACACCTTTCAACAGATGGCGCTAACGATTTTGAAGATTCTGCGGCCATAAAAGCTGTATTCTCTATTGATACCAATGGAAGCTCTGAAGTACTTGTCCAGTGGGCTGCTTTGCCTTCTGAGTTTGCTATTGTGGGCTTAATCGTATCTTATGAAGCTGAAAACGGTATTATAGATTATGGTGAAATAGTTTCAGTTCAAGCCGCCGAAATTCAAGTTTCATTTGAAAACTTATCTGGCTTTATGGATGGCGATGAGGAAACTGGACCTATCACAATGAGGATTCACTCAACTAGGGTTAAATTGTGGACTACTTTCGCCGGTGGAATGACTGACTACAACCGATCCTCTGAGATGTGGAACGCTTGCCACCAAGCTTATTTAAAGACTTTGGTTGTTAATCCGTTACCTAAAAGATTAGGCGATTGCAGATGGTTTGTGGATGAATCAAACTTCAAAGCCGACCCTGGAATGTATTCTAGTCCGGTAATGCTGCTTGAACACATAGTCGAATGGTCTACAAGACAAAAGGAAATAGCCAATTTTCACATTCCAATAACACCAGAACACGCAGAATTAGAGTTATTGGATTTTACGACCTTCAGAGATAAAAAACACACGGCAGGCGAACAGAAAGAGGGGTATATAAGCAAAATTAAGATCAACCCCCCCACTGATACTATTATTTTAGAATTGACCCTTATACCGTCTGATATTGAAGATATTAGGGGCTGCTTAATAATTGAAACAGGAACGAGCCCAGACACGATAACAGAACTTGGAACCAATCCCGATACGATTACAGAGCCATCGGATTGTTAAAAATTTATATTGAGGTACTATTATGGCAAACGATTTTGAAGATATAATCAGGTATTTCGATACTCCGGCGGCTTTGGCGGCCAATCTCAAAGAGAAGCAAAAAGGCGTTGAAAACGTAGACAATAGACAAGTCGCTAAATTGCCAGGTGGCGCTCTTAAATATTGGTCTGATGATACCAAACAGGTTTTAATCGAAGGGGCCCAGACAATAAACGGTTCAAAAACCTTTCTTTTGAATATCCTAATGAGTTCTGGAAAACTTCTTTCACTTGATAGCGTCGGCGGTATTCGTTTAGTAGATGGTGAGAAAATAACAATTTCACCAGATGACACAGCTTTCGGCGGTTACACTTCAGAGGAATTGCTATCAATATTTAGTGGTAATTTCCACGTTCAAGACCGCTCAAGCCCTGTAGGCGGTAATTTTATCAATGACGGTGGTTTTGACTCTAGTTCTCTTTGGGTTCTTGTTGGCGGTTTTACCATTGGGTCTGGCTCACAGTTGGGTTATAATTTTTTTGCCGGATCCTCTGAGGCTTCGCAGATTTCAGAAAATAATAAACCTGAAAGAATGTACCCGAATACATGGTATAAATTCACTTATGATGTAGTTTTTTCTTCTTTTGTCGGTGTACTATCCCTTTCTTCGGAAACCTCTACCGAGGTGATTGTTTTGGATACTTCTGTCGGCAACGGTAAAGAGGTTTATTTTAAATCTACTAATGAAAGTGAAGCTCCTTTCAAAATTGAAGTAACGAGCGCGGTTTCTGGAAACTTCGCTTTAGATAACTTTGTTACAGAGAGGTTTGGCGGTACTGTTGAGGGTGAGGCTTTTGGTCCAGGTGGCGCTCTTAGGGTTACGGGTCGGGGTGATATGAAATCAATACCCCCAGGCGTAACAACAGATAGATCAGGTTATTTTAGTGGACCAGACCCGCTTTTTCTTCGAGGGCTTCAATTTAACGATTTATCAGACGCTAGGATCACAGAAAGGCTTGATATTGGAGGAGGCCAGGGAGTTTCTCCTAATCCTTTTACAGAAGGCACTCAGGAACGATGGACTGATTCAAATAGAATATCCATTGATACAACTAGGACCGCGACAACGCTAGGGACTAATACTTCAGGCACGGTTGATTTTGATATCGGCGGTAGTGTTGACGATGGTGTTTCAACTTATTTGGTTTTTGTTAACGGACTAAAAACCGATTTAAGCGCTTCTTTTTCTGCAATTTATCATGTGGCGGTGCGATCGGACGGGGGTACTAGAACAATTTTAGGTCAATCCCAATTATCATTTTTCAATGATATTGACGGGGCTAGTGGTAGTATTAATTTTTCTATTGGATCAGGCAATTTAACAGCATATTTACCCGGTTTAATCGGTCACGATGTAAACTGGACTCTTCAATATATGGGCCACGGAAATCAATTCGGGGATCGCAAAGTATGATCGTAGTTAAAATATGCGTACTTAATAAAAATGATATGGTCCAAGAGACTATTCAAGCAATATCTAATTTCCCAAAAGAATGGAACGGTATCAAGTTCATTGGTCAATCTATCGAAAGCGCTGACGTATTAAGGGCTAGAAACGATCTTCTTTGGGGTAGTGCTGAAAACGTGCCTTTTGATAGTTCAATCGATTATTGTCTGTTTTGGGATTCTGACGTAGTAGGCACGTTTGACGATTTTATTAAAATGTATGAATTGCAAAAACCTGTTGTATTTGGGCTTTATCCATACAAGCCAGGTAACAAGATGAGCGGTAAAATGGTCGGCGGTAAGTATTTAGAAGGGTTTCCCGGCTGTTCAAATTATGATAACCACATAGACCCAGGCACAAACAGGATTTACGAAGGAACCGAATATTTCGGCGGCTTTGGCTTTTGTTTAATTAGTAGGGATCTGTTAAAAAAAATTGAGTATCCTTGGATTGAATCTCGCACTATTAAAGTACCTGAGGATCGGGGCCGCTATATGGATACTGTATTTGATGATATCGGTTTTTGCTTAAAGCTCCGCGATTATGGAATACCTGTTGTTTTAGATGGTAGATTAAGCTTGGAGCATATCCCTAGATAGGTTATTATTATTAATAGCTCGAAACGGTATTAGCGATACACAGATAGCCCTCAGAAATGAGGGTTTTTCTTTGCCCAAAATTTATTTCAAAGTATTTTCATTTTCCACTTGATTAAGCGCTTAATAAGTGTTAGTATATATTTATAACTGCTAAAGGAAATCAAAATATGAGTAATTCATTAGACACAGAAATTGAAGTGGAAATCCCAGTCGGCGAAGAAGACGTAAAACTTGTGACAGTTACAGCGTTATTTGATGAAGATGAGCCCTGGTTCTGGGGTGTTGAAATAAACGGGCGAAAATATAATAAACTGGATTTGGCCGTGTGGTTTAGAGAAGAAATATTATCAGAATTAGTTTATGAAATGACAAAAGACGATATAATTACAGATGAATGTTTAAAGTATTTGAGGGGTGAATAATGATAAAATTAATAAACAAAACATTCTGTTTTTTCGGCATACATGAGGTAACTGGCGATGTATTCGATTTGAAAAAGACGTACCCAGTTTATTGCAAACACTGTTTTAGTAAAGTTAAAAACGAGGGGGTCTCGTAATGAACTATGATCATATTTTAGAGGAATTAGACCAGATGCAAAAAGGATACGAGAAAGAATTTTCCGTGGCTAAAAAGAATTTTGACGAGACTTTCGCCCAGGGAAAAGTTACGGCTGCACTTGAAATACAAGTCGCAATATTAAAAATTCAAAATAAGGAGATCGAAATTGACCAAAAGACTAACAACAAAACTAACCGAAGCTGAAAACATAGCCGGTTCACACAAAGAGGCGGCTATGGGCATGAAAATATCACAAGACGCACTCAGGCGTTATAAGCTAGGCGAGAGCCCAAAGCAAAAGCGGGTGATAGATTCTATCAATGATTACCTTATTGAAATAGGTGTCGAATGAGTGTCGTTACATGGATGACTATTTCATTTTTAAGTAACCTTTTTTTGATATATATGTATATTAGAGAGAGGCGGAAATTAAGGGAAGTTTCCGAATCTCACCAACTCATGTTTGAGCGCGTGAAACTGCTATTGAATCAACAAAGAAATATAAACGAAATTGACAACATATTAGAGGATATAGAAAACAATTTATAACCAAAAACTAAGGAGTGAAAACCAAAATGGATAACCATCAACAAATGGAACTGATTTTGAGTACCCTATTGTCCTGTGATAGAATTAAAGGGAACGGAGCAACAGAGCAAATCAAACGAGTACTAAAAGAATATCATGAAGGGACCGGTAAAACAACAACAGTTAATTTTAAGGGAGAACTAACATGAGCAATCCAACACTAATAATAGGTGAGTCGGGAACAGGTAAAAGTTGTAGTCTTAGAAATATGCTTTCTGAATCTACATTTTTAATACAAATAATATCAAAGCCTTTGCCTTTTCCAAAATGGAGAAGCAAGTTTCATCCAGAGAATGAGACGGGTCCGGCAAATATTTTTGTTACTGATAACGCTATACAAATAATTCAATCGTTAAATAAGATTTCAAAAGACCGTCCAGAAATAAAGACTATAATAATAGATGATTACCAATATTTAATGGCTAATGAATACATGAAAAGAGCTTCTGAAACGGGGTTTACCAAGTTTACACAAATAGCTTCAAACGCTTGGAGTGTGATAAATGCTTGTAATAGCTTAAGACCTGATTTGAATGTAGTGTTTTTCAGTCATTCAGAAGAGGGTGAGAACGGTAAAATAAAATGTAAGACTATCGGTAAAATGTTAGACCAGACTATCACCTTAGAGGGTTTGTTTACTATGGTTTTACAGACGGTTGTTAAAGATGGTCAATACTACTTTCTAACCAAGAATAACGGTAATAACACTGTTAAAAGCCCAATGGGACTATTTCAAGACGTTTTGATTGAGAATGATCTTAACATGGTTTTATCAGAGCTTAACGAATATGAACAAGGTGAATCTCCTATTGAAGATGAAAAAGAGAAGCCTAAAAGATCAGAGTGGAACAAGCACTTAACAGCCTGTAAAACAAAAGAAGAATATGAGGGTGTTAAAGTAGCCAAATTTGTAAATGAATTTGGTGATTATTTATGGGATACTCTAACTGGAAACCCATCTAACAAAACTGAAACCTGGAAACAACTTTTCAGTACTCACATGAAACGGGTAAGTAAAAGTACCAAGCCACAAGATCGATGGGATGAGAGAATATTAAAATGTGATACAATTGAGGGATGGCATAAACTTAATGAAGAATATTTAAACTCAGTGAACCTTCAGTCACCAGAGAACGAACAGCTACTTAATGACAGTAAATCATTGATAGGTATAACGGAGGACGATAATGTTTGATTTTCCAGAAATAGATTGTAAGGTAGAATATGAAGAGAACATAGGTGAGTGCCATACTGGCGCTAGGGGCCGATTTGGTGTCCCAGAGGAACCAGATTCACAGGAGGTTCATTATACTATTCAGAAAGTAGTTTTTTTAGATATTGATATTACATCCGAATTTGATCTTAATAAAGAGTCAGAAGATCCTTCTATAGATGTTGTTGAGTTTCTCAAAGAATTAGTGTTGGAACACCTTAAACGAAAGGAACAAAAATGCAATTAATTATAATTTTAGATCTCTTAATTCTGTCTCTAGTGGTTATTTGTCTATTAAACCAATATTATGAGCTAACAGACCAACGAAAAGAGATTAAACTTTTAAATGATAATATTGATAGGATAGATAATATTATGCTTCATCTTTTAAACGAAAAGATTGAATGAAAATTGAAATCAAAAACGGTAAAATAGCTGAATCCCTGTCTGATTTAAAAGATGGGGATTACACTATTGAAAAACTCAAGAAAAAGAGAACTAATGGTCAAAACCGCCATTTTCATGGCCCTGTTTTAGGTCAATTATCTGAGGCTATGACTAGGCTTTCAGGTAAGAAAGTAAGTAGGGAGATGGCCAAAGAGATCGTTAAATTCAAGTTTCTACAGTTTTTTGATGACAAAATTGGAACATTTATAATACCTACTTCAAAACTAACTACTGTGCAATGGATTAAGTTTTTAGAAGATATTCAGAGGTATGGGTCTTTAGTGTTGGGTATCGATATAGAATCCCCTAATGAAGTGGATTATAGTCAGATAGAAAAGAATTAATGTTTAAGTAAGGGGATAAATTCAATGAATAACTTTCGAGAAGCTTTCTGTTTAAGTTGCCAGGCTCCGATCTATTGGGCCGAATCAACCAAGGGCGGTAAAATAGCGGTAGACCGTGTTAAAACGTCTATCGTTCTGACTATTGGAGACAAAGTAACCGGCCATAGGCCACATTATGCGACTTGTAAGAACGCTGATGAACATCAAAGGAGGCCGTAGGTGGATAACAAAAATCTGTTTAATTGTAGATGTACAGATATTCAAATGATTGTTTGTGAAAATAAACAAAGCGATAGAAGTGAACCAGGTGGCCTCCACATGAACGATGACGGGACCGCCACGCTTTACCCTGTTGGGATTGCTAAGTATAAAAAAATATTGCTAACATTGAATAGAAATAAACTAGCACTAGATATTTTACAAGGTTTAAAGTGCAAGGAAGGTGGTCAGACGGTTTTGGAATCATCTTATTTAAACCTTTTAATCAAAACTTTGGAGGGGTAAATTGAAACAAGATAACTCAATCCTACCAGAATTTGGCGAGCAAGAGTCAATGTTCATGGACAACCCGAAGCCACATTTCAACGGGCCCGACTACATACCCAAGATTGACCATAGCCGATTAGAAAACCAACATGAGAAAATTAAACAGCTTATGCTTGACGGAATTTGGCGAACTTGCTCAGAGATTAGCGATGAGCTAGGTTATCCAGAAACGTCAATCTCAGCGCAGCTTAGGCACCTAAGAAAAGACCGTTTCGGTGGCTTCACAGTAAACAGGCGGCGCAGAACTATAGGCGGTCTTAATGAGTATCAAGTTTTAGAATGAAATCTGAATTTTTCCTCTTAATATTTTGTTTTCTGTTGGCTTACAACATTTACGATTTTATCAATCCGAATGTGAAAGTTATTATAAGGTCAAAGTACCCGACGGATTGTGAAGAGGAATTGAGAAAAACAGTAATCTATATAAATGAATATTTTCCAAAGAGGTGAAAGAATGATTAAAAATTACGAACTAAAGGCAGTTACAAGAGCGAGAACTGAGGAACGCGAAAAGTATTCTGCTCTACATAAGAAAATTATCGAGAAAATTGATACCGCGATTGTGATTGCTGACGGGAAACAGGCGTTTATTAATTAAGTACCTACCCATTTGAAAATCATTTTGTATATTAAACTTCAACTGCTATGAAATCAGAATTTAAAATTTAAGAATCTTCGTCTGGCCGACCTCGCGAGTTTTTACGTAGCAGTTTGCTTGCAACTGGTCGGGCGAAGTATTTAACTACCCTATGGGTAATAGTTTTTTATATTAAAAAGTAAGATTGGTAATCTGTTAAATTTTTGAGGTCAGCTTCTAGCTGCGAAAGTCTGCGTGTCTATGCCAATCTTCGCGCGAGCCTCATTTTAAGATTGGTGGTACAAAATGACGTTTATTATAAAAAATTGGGATGAAAACTTCGAGATTGCAGAATCTAGAAGGTATAAAAAAAACAAGTGGATACCGTTACCAAACAAAATGGACGGGCTTTCTTATCTAAAATTATCCAAACATAAAAACAAGAATGAAATATTTTCTTGTTGGATTTTGTTGATACAATTAGCGTCAAAAATGCCTAAGAGAGGGGTGTTAGAAAATGAAACTGGGCCTCTCGATTTTGATGATTTTGAAATTATGACGGGATTTTCTCAAAACTCATTTAAGCGGGCGATAGATTTTCTAAAAGGGCCTAAAATCGCTTGGATAGAGGAAACTGGGCAAACTCAGAGCGATCCCAGAGTAGGCTCTGGGCTTGCTACGACTACAGTACATAACACTACAGTACATAACACTACAGAACAAGACAATACAATACAAACAGGAATTGTAAAATACTTAAATCAAATTGTTGGATCAAATTACAAACCGAATATTGGTAAAACCAAAT